AACAACAGGTATGAGTTTTTTATTTCCAGATTGAATACCATCGGTTAATCTTTCTTCTTCTGTTTTGTCTTTAAATATAGAGAAACTTGTACATAGCCAAACAAGTCTATCAGATCCACTTACAACATCTGTACTTTCTTTAGTTATACCATCACGATTAAGCTGAACGAATGAAAGACATGGACAGTCATTTTCAACGCAGAAATTATGTAGTGCTGTAATCTGAAAACCAAGAACTTGAAATTCTGCGAGATTATTGTTGATGCTAGCAGAAGTCATAAGTTTTAGATAGTCATAGATAATTAAGCAATCATTTAGGTTGCCATCCTCATCAAAGCCAACTTTTTTGATAAGCCACCTTTTTGCTATAGATAGCGTCTCTTCAAACGGTCTTCCAGCAATGCTGATATAATCGTATGGAAGCTCTTTGATTAACTTAGCACCTTGTATGATCTTGTCTTTTTTGTCTGGATCGTCAAAGAAATTACCAGATGCAATTTTATTAATCTCAGTTTCGCTAAGATTAGCCAGAAGGCGATTGAGATGATCTTCTTTACTCATTTCAGTATCAAGCATAAGAACTGGTATTTTATGAGTCTTTGCAACATAGAGGGCGATATTATCAGCTAGGCAGCTTTTGCCAGTTTTTGGACGGGCGGCAATAAGATCTACACATTTTCTCCTTAGACCTCCACCAATAGCATTGTCAAATGCGGTGAATCCAGTAGTAATACCAATAGACTTATTTTGGTTTTCTTCTAGATGAGCAATATAATCATCAATATCTTCTCCAATTAACTGAGGAGACATCTCGTCTTCTTTAATATAAGAAAGGCATATATCCTGTATTGGAGTTTCAGCAATAGATAGGATCTCATTAATTGTTTCATCGCCGGTTACTTCATTTAGGCCAACATATATTGTTCTTAGTTCTGATTGCACCTTCCTTGCAAACTCAAGTCTTTTAAGTTTTTTGGCATGTTCTGACACATTGTCAATATGTATCGGGGTGTTACATATTCCGTTTATATGTTTCAGAACTTCGTTTTTTGCGACATATTCATCAAGCTTTAGACTTTTAGCTGAAGATAGAATATCTGTATAACTGATACTATCACTGTCTTGCAGAGCATGAACGGCACACTTATAAAGAACCTTGTTAATGTCAAGCGTGAAACTATTTTCATTTACGAACAATTCTACTTCAATTAAGCTTTCCTTGCCATGCTGAAATATTCCAGCAAGAACAGCACGTTCTGAGGCAACATTGCTCAGATTAGTTTCAATTTTTGACATACTAGCCTCTTCTACTTATGCACTTATCACATGTGTAATTGTCACGAACAAACATTGGGTGTACGCTGAAAGTCTTATTGCATTCTACACAATTGACATCTTTTGTCGAGTAGGATTTTCTTCTTCTTGAAGTTGGCTTAACATTGTCGTTAATTTTGTCATAACCGCTTTCTCTTCCAGCCTCTGCAATAGCATCTTGCATGTCTTCAAATTTGTTGGCTTTGCCTTCTGCTGATACTTTTCTTGAAGGTTTATTTTGTCCTGCTGAAAAGTTATTTGGATCAATACTTTCTTTTGGTTCTTTCTTTCTGACTTTAGGTGTAGATTTTTTACTCGGCTTTTTCTTTTCATTATTAGATGCCAAACCAAGTGCATTGACAATGCTAGATTCTAAACTAGCCAATCGGTCTGTGATATTACACAATACATCAAATCCATCATCTACAGTTGGAGGATCAATTTTCTTCCCGGTCATCATTTCATATACGTCTGAAACTAAGTCCCAGTTGCATTCTTCTAATGCTTTCTCTAAAAGTTCTGCTATATTCATCTAAAGTTCCTTGCCTTTCCTAGATCCTGAAATAATGAGACTCTTTTTTTTGTGTCTTTGGCTGTTTCTAGCAGGATCTGCATACTAGCATACAGTCTTAATCGGCATTTTTCAATAGACTGTGCAAAAGAATTTTCGATGATTATTGATTTTTTTCTTACTTCTGCTGGTAAGAATTTATCGTATCTATCCCAATATTTTGCATACAGAAAATTCAATGCCTCAAGACACCAATTGTATTGAGCATAAATAAGATCGTGTTTTTTCTGAATCATGCCAGCATAATTCATTAATGTTATGGCATTTGAAAAACATTCATCACTTGATAGAGCAAGTATATCTTCATGTGACATATGCAGTATTTCAGAATAAGTTTCGCTATCTTTGTATTCTACAATATTATTTTCAACACAGAATGACTCAACCCATTCTGTAAACTTATCTAAAACTTCTATTGACTCATCGCTTGTTGTATCAAATTCTTCCATTTGTATTTCTCATTAAAGGGTAAGACTGCTATCTTTATATCATTCATCTCGCACCACTCAATCTTATCTGCGTCTCTCTTTTTAGCATTAATGAAGTCTATCTTATCTTTATGGAAAAACGAACAGTATTCATAATGCTGCCTACCATGTACTTCAATAACCAGCATAGAATCGGGTATAAAAAAATCTGCATATAACAAAGAAGATCTTCCAAGTTTTTTAGAACCTGGAAGAGTAACTTCTTCATATACAGAAAGGCCAGGAAATAGTTCTTCTATTAATTCTCTGGCTAGCACATGCAAAGATGATTTGTTTTTAAGAAATTTTCTTACCCTATTCTTAGCATAGTTGAATTTATGCTCTTTATCATCAAATCCAACAACTCTAAACATCTGCTAGCATTTCCTGTACTTTGCTTTTGACTGAACTAAATATGTCTTTTCTTTCAACTAGAAAGTCATATATCTTTGCTTGTCCTTGGAATTTAGGTGCTTCTACAAAGTCTTCGCTACCTTCTAAGAATGGTATGGAATACCAAGCACCGGCTTTATCAATAATGCCAAATGATTCTGCAAGCTCTATGACCTCTTTCTCTTTATCTATGCCTTTATTATATTTGATATAACTGACGCATTCTGATCCAGAGGCTCCCATAGATGAGCATGATACTTTCCAGTGAACAAGCTGTCCAATCTTCTTGTTGTTTTCTTCCCAAGGTTCAATTTTAGCAATATCAAGTCTTGTATCTGCTTGATATTGAACCATTACTCCGCAGTCTGGTATTTTGACTTTGCCATATCCAGAAGTATTTGTAATGTAATGAGTAATAATAAGTAATGCAATTTTGTTTTTCACTACGGTCTGCGTATTTTTCTTGATCCAGTGAGATAAAAGTTTTGGAAGACTAGCCCTAAGAGAGGCAGATGCACTTTCTTCTAATTCTGCTCTTGGAACAAGTGATGAGCATGAATCAACAACGCATACAGCACCAGTATTTTCTGGTCTTTTCATTAAGCTTTCTGCGATATCAAGAAAATCTTCTGCTGCAAGTGGCTCGCCATCGTCTGGACTATGGATGATTTGAATCTTATCAAGATCTAATCCTTCTATGCCAACAAGATTATAGGCTTTAAGCCTGCTTTCTCCATCTATGTAGATAACAGGTCTTCCTTCGTCTTGAGCATTTTTGCAGACCTGAAGACATGTTGTGCTTTTGCCGGTTTTAGGATCTCCAGATATGATAGTCCAACTACCTTCTAGAAGACCGCCATTCAATGCAAGATCAATTGCTGGACTAACGCTTATTGGTTTTAGATCTTTCTTTGCCTGAATTAATTCAGATCCTTTAGATACAACTTTTCCAAATGCTTTTTGTATTGCTTTATCAGTACTTAAATCAACTTTCTTTTTTTCTTTTGCCATTATCAAAGATCCTTCAAGACGTTCTTTTTCTTAGACCGAAACGGTTTCGCTACCTCTTCGGTTGTATTATAGCTCTGATCAAGCTGCCTGTCAACTCTGTTTTTTTCAAATTTCTCAATAATCGGAATCAGCTTTTTATCCTGTATTTTTAGGATGTATTTTGCTTCAGGACTTTTTAAAGCTTTAATTATTGAGTCAGCATGATAGTTTTTAAGAAGTCTTGCTGCGGCAATTACTTGTCCTTTATATGCACCATGAAGCTTACTATCAGTAGTCCAGAATCTTTCTGGGCATTTACCGCTATTGAATGCTTCATTTCTCTTGTCAAAGATAAGTTCTGCTAAATAATTAGACGGGGTTATATAGCCTTCTTTATACTTAGATTTAAACGGAGTTTTATCTGTGCATTCGTTAGCTTTTTTCTGCTTTCTTCTATCTGATTTTATGGATATGTTTTGACAAGGCTTTATTTGGTTCGCTTCTTCTTGTTTTTTCACCTTTTTCTGACGCTCCTTTAGTCATTACTGTATAGCCATTTTTGCTATCAACAACCATCATCTTATCTATTGTATCAGCTTTTTGGGCTTTGTCAACGCACTCGTTGTAATATTTTGAGGCGATTGTTTTATCGCAACTTATGTCATTGCAAATTTCTTCAACATCCATGTTTTCGCAGTTTTTTTCAATATAGAACTTTTCTACTTTTGACAATTCCTTTTTTGATACTGTTCTTTTAGCCATTTTTTTACTCCTGTAATATTGCTTGTATTTTTTCCATTTTTTCTTTTAAGTGCTTAATGCAGTCAGTGTATGAATTATTTTTATGTCTATACTCAACTACAAGTTCTTTTCCTAAGAAATCTATTTCTTCAGTAGTAAGGTTTCTGAAATATACATCATTATTGTAGTATTCTCCAATCGTTGGTGTTATAAAAATAATAGAATCATGTTTATCCATTTTCAATATACCTCGTTTTTTGAGTAGAATTCATTCTACTTATCTTAGAATTCATTTCTTTTTTAGCTTCTGAAAGTGCTTGTTTTTTAGACTCTTTATCTTGCAATCGTTTTTCTTGCACTTGTGACTTGCCCATTTTGGCACTATTTCTTTCAGCTAGTTGTCCCATAGTTGTTGGTTCACCCCTCACAAATACATGAGGGGCGAATATTACTCTTTCAAGCTTGTGCTTTTTGCAGTTTCCACATTTCTTCAAGGGACTATCTTTAATGTCCTGGTAGACATCTTCGATCTTGTGTCCACAGGCAGAACACT